TCTGCATACTCTGGTGCATGTAACCTGACGGTGGTGCATAGCATCTGTGCTTCTTCTAGTGGCATCTTGACCACATGTTTGTCGCACATATCACGAGCACACAACTCAGGTGTGTAGTTAATAAGAAATCTATTCATGGTTTCTCCTTAGTCTGTTTGTTCTACTGTAATCAAATCCATCCAAGTGTAAATTGATTTACAAACTGTACGGATTTGCTTTGAGTTATAAGCATTCATATAAAAATAATAAGTATTCTTAGTGCCATCTTTATGACGATACTCTACATAATATCTGTTCATGGTTTCTCCTTTGGTTTAGGTGGTGGTAGTCCTGACCAATCGTCACATGGATCATCATGCGGCATCGGCTGTTCCATTGGTTTCTGTTTCATTTATTTTAGATACCACTACAAGTACTTCAAAGATGTAGTCTTCAACTACTACAAGCTCTGCCCGTAATCGCACAGTATCCCCCTCGTTAGCAAACTTACGCAAGTTCTTGATGCTAATACGTTTGTCGCCCCTACCTTTTGCTTTGTAGAAAGTAACAACTGTGGGTGTACCATCTTCGTACAGTGAATCCCATTTCATCTTATCACCTGCTTCCAATTCATCATACGTGTGTTCCAGTTCTTCTGTAAGAAACTGTTGCACAGTTTTATTGGCATCAATGATGCTTTTGTCTAGCATCGTCTTAGTCAGTTTGATTTTAGCTTCCATAGATAGCTCCTTTCAGTTTGCGAAACATCAATGCAAATGTATACACCTGTATATACACAATGAACAATGTCTCTGTTTCAATAGACTTTATGTCTATCCCTATACTTGCTGCAAACCCAACTGTAAACAGCATGGTAAAGTATGCAGACATGGGTATAAGAGCCACATACGTCATTGCAATGCAACTGGTGCAGGGAATATATACCCATAGTTTTTGTATTCTTCCATTTCAAACTCTCCACATTCTATGAATGATATGTTGGTTGCCTCTGGATAATAGTGCCTTGCCATGTGCAGTGCAAGTTCAGTTGCACTACGCCAATCATCAACGGTAGGATAGAGATCGTCTAACTCAACGACACTATCCACACCATCAATCTCAAGGGTTATATCGTAACCCATTACCCTCATCCATTTGGGCCTTTCCAAAACCATGCACGTTCATCATCAGGTAACACTTCAGGTTTCCAATGACATGGCCTATCACCTTCCTCATCTTTCTGTGGGCGAAAGTCAAACCTAGATTTTACCTTGTAAGACAAGGAACGTAGGTCACGTAGTGTGGATATGTCTATGTCAAATGTTTCACCGACTTCATTAGTCATACTGTCAATCACATTATACAATGCTAGTATATCTTCTATGTCACTACGTGAAATCATTACGTTTTCTGTTTTAGTTTTTGATTTAGCCATGTTGCACTCCTTTTCTTATTACATCATCATACTCATAGGGGTGTTCTTCCCACTCTCCACCCATAGGTAGATTGATTTCGTCTTTTATACAATCTGCAAAGACATCGTACCCATCATAGCACCAACCATCTTTGTTAGACCACCCCTGTTCGCCATCTTCTTTGTTTATTATAATATAATTCATGGTTTTGCTCCTTCTGCATATAGGTATGGTCTGTTTACGGTATCATATACCACCATACTTGGTTGTATTTTTAACACTGCACGTTTAGCTGTACGTACAGGTGTCACATCACATACATCCACAAACGTGTCATGCTTGTATGGATTGTATGACACAAGTGTGTAGTCCAGATAGTCTGGATTGAAATCATCAAACACAGTTATGTCACCACGTACAAACGCATGGACATTCTTTTTGCCCTCACGCAATACACGCTCACGTCCTGCCTTACGTACTACAAACGTAGGATTGTTTATGTGTACTTCGTCAGTGTGTAGCATTACTCTGCCCGTCCTACATGAACGAACAGACCATATGTATTTATGTAGGTTGAAGTAGACTTCTACTCGCATCTTGTTTCTCCTTTGCATATTGTATGCACACAGTTTTGTTGGATGATATGATGACGATTTTACCATCATCACCATATACAATCCATTTGTTTTTGTATGGCGCTATGAACACTGCGCCAGTTTATTGTCTATGTCTTTTAGCCAAGTGACCGCAGCTTTACGTTCACGCATAAGGGTGGCACGTTCATTTTTGTTTTTGATTAGGCCAAGTGTTTTCAATACTTGGACACGATAGACTACACGATTATAGTATTCGTTCATATCATCCGCAATCTGTCTATGCGTTTTGCTAGACCAGTTGGCTAGAATGTAATCATCTAACGGCGCATAGTTGTACGTGTATTCGTGAGCACGTTTCATGTGAAAAGTGTGTTCTGCATACAAGTTTGCGTTGAAAGATTTTACTACTGGGCGTTTGTCATTTGAATTTGTCATAGCGTATTACTCCTTATGCTACTGATTTACGAAGGTTTAGTTTAGCTTTACGTGCCGCTTTACGGTCACGTTTCCAATCATCTTTCTTTGGTCCAACCTTGGACCTATTTTTCTTCGTTATCTTAACGAAGTTCTTCATCTCGTATCGCATTGTACTTCTCCTGCTTACGGTTACGTTTAGCCTTACCACCCTTTTTAGGTGGTACGACCTGTGGTGATTTGCGCTCCTGTAACATAGCTTTGGCTACAGGATTGCGGTATGTGATAGTACGTTTCATATCACAATTCCTCTGTGACTACACGAAACGTGTAGCCTAATTGTTTAATTAATTCAATGTCACGATCAGTCAACGTAGTTGTACCTGCAATCTGCGCAAGTGTTCGTGACACGCTACACTTTGGGTACACTCTGCGTGTACCGTAATTTGTTTCTACTGATACTGAAAGTATCTTTTCCATTGTTACACTCCTTGTGCTACTGTATCTGCTTTGCGTTTGCTGCTACCATGAGCAGGAAAACCAATGATTGCATCACGCTGTTTTGCACATAGCTGACACGTGGCACATGACACATCATCACGAATTGTTGCAGGGCATACGACTATCTTACGACCTTTAGGTGTAGTGGTATTGGTGGTTTGTGTCTCAGGCAACACAGTTGCTACAGGTCCAATACCTAAGTCATATAATGCATCAGCGTGTTTGACATTGTTGGCTGACAGATTGACCACAAAACCTTTCTCATTCATACGTTTGACCACCTTTGCATTATGCTTGCTAGTCAATACGGGATAATGAGTGTAGGTGAAACCACGTTTGCCTGTATTAGCATCAGCAAGCTGATCGTTTGCCTTGGCATCAAGTTGCTTGCCATCACCTGCAAGATCACCAGCCTGATTGTGTCGCCACAACTGACCGTCCTTGAAGGACGATACATTGGCAATGAATGTAGACCAACCATCACCACGTTCACCACGTGTTACCTTCGCCCAATGCATAGCCAGAGGCCCACCATTTGCATAGCAACCACCCTCGTTTGCATTGTTGAAAGGGCAAACATCAGGGCAGGTAGCTGCACTCGTAGTGGTCACGGGTATCTTGCCTACTTTGCGATTGTTGGATTTGAATGTAGTGTGTACTTGATAAGTCATAGGATTACTCCAATTAGGTGAATTGATCCGAATATAATTGTTAGTACCACGAATAGTACCATTGTTGCAACATAAATCTGATACATCAGATATACTCCAGTTTTTAGGTCCAACATTGGACCAGTTGAATTAGACCCAATGGGAATGGATATTAGCCTGTTCCAGCCACCGCATTGCAGTGTCTATGTCAGGTGCGCCAGCTTCCATACAAGCATTGATGGATGCATCCTCATCGGCACGTTCTTGTGCAAGTTGGTACTCCAACTCACGTTGTAAGTAGTCCACCATTTCTGGTGTTGGCACAATACCACGTGGTCTAATGCCATGTACATCTTTGTACAAATCACTGAAAAAATCCAAGTCCATTTCGGTAACTCCATTGTTAATGTCTATACATGTTATATAACACTTTCACTAAAAATTCAAGTGTTATATAACTGTAAGACAATTAATTGTACACCAAGGGCAGCAAAGCAATCAGCATTGCGGTTGCAGTCCAGCTTACACCCAACAGAAACCAGCCTATGGTTCTGTTACGGTTCATACGTTTAATTTCACGCCTAGTCATTGCTTACGTCCTTCCATCCGCTATCATAGACCAGTGAGGGCGATTGCCTCGCCATTTGGTCAGGCGTCTTTGAATTTTCAATCAGTTGGTCCAACGTTGGACTTGTTATCTCCTGCATAGCCAATTCATAGAATTGGTCAGTAGCTGCATCAAGCTGCCACTGTGCAAGGTCACGTTTAGTGCTAGGTATAAGATACCTAACACTCTTATCATGTGTTTGCTTGTGAGGCATTATGCTGCCACCTGCTTTGCAGGGATAGCTGACATTAGATCTTCAATGATCTTTTCAAGATCAAGTCCATTGACCTCGGCCTGACGAAGAATGGTATTTACCATTACAGTGTGGCTGATCTTTGGACGTTCAGCTTTAGCTGGTGTCTCAGTTTCAGTTGGTCCAACCTTGGACTTGTCAGCTTCGCTGTTATCAGGTTTAGCTGCATCTTTGGCAGCTTTACGCATGGCAGCTTGCAGGGCAGTGAGTGACGTGAAGCCTTTCTTTGAGGCTTTGATAAAGTCAGTTGCGGCAGGTTGGTTTTCAACAAACCAAAGAGCTTCCGCTCTACGGCGTTTATCAATGGCATAAATGCCATGAGCAGTAAGAACTTGACGAGATACCCTGCCAGCTTCACTGGCTGCTTTCAGCTTCTGCATCAGCTTTCCAAGCCGTGTGTCGAAGCCGTCAGCAGCAGTATCAGCAGTGAAGCTACGGCGAAGCGAAGCTTGTTTCTTTTTCCAAAGATCACCAAGGGCTTTGCCCTCTGCGATATCAGCTTGGATTGAAGTTCCTTCAAATTGAGTTTTTGCTGTTGTGTTTGCCATTGGTTGGCCCTTTCTCTATCTACTGTTACACTAAAGAGAATTTATATCTCTCTCACCCTAAAGGGAGAGATAGAAATTATCTGTGTAACATTAGTAGATAGAGTTGTTGAAAGTGACCTCACGCGATCCTCTGCGCTTGCCGTTTCCCGTGTGACTGCAGGTATCTTCGATACCGAAGTTCGTGCGCGAAACTCGTGAGGCAAGTTCACTGTTTGTTCTACTGGTCCAACCTTGGACTAGAACAGCCACCCCACCCCATAGGGGTGTAGTATTTTGTGTATCGGCTTTGCAACACCCTTCCCTTGTGAAAATCCCACCTGTTTTTTCATGCTATTGCATGGCAACTGATTGCATAACAGTTGTCGCCAGTTGCTATGTCACTGAAAGTGTTGGGGTTTTCCTGTGCGTAGTGGATGTGTCTGCATTATGCCTGTTCACCAGCGCAGCATGTGTACGTCAGGCGCATATGCAAGCACGAATGCGTGGGTGGGCAGGGGCCACACGGGGGGTGTGCGTTATATGTATACAGACTCTTACACAGATCAGGAAAAATGGAGTGTTAACCACATTACATATATAGTGGTTTACAGATATAATGTTACAGTTTGTAACTAAATGTGATATCACGAAATGTTACAATCATCACATTATTTTGTAACAATGCATTTTGTGTATTGACAGGGGGGTAAAAATGTGTAAAACTATATTAAGAGAGTTTTTGGTAGGCTCACTTTAACTGTAACACGTACAATGATACACTTAGAATGTATCATATACTAACTTAAATAGATACATAAACTAAATCACGTACAATGATTACACTTAAACTGTACCTAAAGGTAATTAATTTGTATAAATTTACAATTAGGTATTGACAATGGCTAAAAAATCAGTAAAACTATACACAGACAATGTTCTTGAAGAGTTCTATAATCACGTACTAGATGGAAACATTGAGAATTTGCATATTCCCCATAGTGATGTATTCTACGTGCGTAAGGCAGTAGAGGCTCACTACGGTAGACCTTTTTCATTAAAGGAAGTAGAGGACGCTATGAGAGCGGAAGGTTGGACAGATGAGCGCAATACCTGAGCGTGTAAAAAATAAAATGAAAGAAGAGGGGCTGAAGGGTGTAAACAAACCAAAACGTACCCCGAATCACCCAACTAAATCTCACTGTGTTATGGCATCAGAAGGCGGTAAGTATAAGTTTATTCGCTTTGGTCAGCAGGGGGTTAAAGGTGCAGGTAAAAACCCTAAGTCAGCTAAAGACAAAGCACGTAAACGTAGCTATTATGCAAGGCACAATGCGCAAGACGCAAAGCCAAGTAAGTTAAGCGCCAGATACTGGTCGCACAAAGTCAAATGGTAATAGGAGATAATACTGATGGCTAAAGGAGAATCACTAGCAGCCCTACTGAAATTAATTACGGGGGCAAAAACTAAGAGCGCAGCTAAGTCTGCTGCCAGTTCTGCTCGTAACACAGTTCGTAAAAATGATAAGATGACAGGCGAGAAAGAACAAGAGGCAATTGATAGAATTAATAGTAAATTACAAGCCAAGCTTGATAGCATTACAGAGGCAGCAAGTGGAACTAAAAAAGCACCACCACAAGGTGTAGCAGGGGAACGTGCTAAGACACGTGCTCGTGAAGAGGCAGCTAGAACTGTACAGCAAAAAGGTTCTGTTGCTAAGAAAATGACTGTAAGTGCTACAGACATTAAGCAAGCTAAAACAGCAAATCAATTAGACACAATGCAAAGACGTATTGATGAGATGCCAGATGGCTTACGTAAGAAAATGATGCAGAACATGTTGGATAGACAACGTGCCTCTTTCGAGGGTATGCAAGCTGCAGAGCTAGACAAGGCAGGACGTAAAGCTGCGCAGTCAGCCAGTGATCGTAAACCCTTTAAAGGTTATACCCCTAAGTCACCATTTAACCAAGGTGGTCTTGCTAAACCAAAAGCAAATCAAACTGGTTTGAAAAAACTTCCTACTGCAGTCCGTAATAAAATGGGTTATATGAAGCGTGGTGGAGTAGTTAAGTCAGGCCACATGGATATGCGTAAAGGTGGCATGTTCTACAAGTGAGCATAGAGGATGATTTACGAAATTGGTCTAGCCAAGTTTTGGAAGTACCTAATGCAGTACTTGGAGGATTGCCAGCATGTCCCTATGCAAAAGAAGCATGGAAACAAAATAAAGTAAAGGTAGTTGAAACATCTAACCTTGGAATAGATACAATATGCCAAGCTAGAGAGTTTGATAATACATATGACTTAGTTGTGGTTGCATCTTACACGTTTCCATCTTCATACGCCTTCACTGACTTTATTGAATTTCTAAACAATACATTTACAAGAGATGATCTGCATATCATGGGGTTTCACCCTGACTACGGTGCAGAAGACGCAGACTTAGACTTTCTATACGAACACGAATGGGAATCTGCACTAGAGGATGAATATGCTATGTTGTTTATTCAATCTCTTTCAAAGGTGGATGATGCAAGTCTGAAGCTAGAAAAACTAGGATACTACGATGTGTATCCATCTGAAGAATACCAAACACTGGTAATAAATAGAAGAAAGCGGAGAAACAAACAATGGCAATGAAACCTCGTGCAATGAAAAAGAAGACCCCTATGCGTGGAGGCGGTATACCTCGTAAAATGATGAAAAAAGGTGGTGCAGTAGCAGAACCTGCATGGCTAAAGTCATTGAAAAAAGAAGCAGATAAACTTGGTGTACCTTTACGTGAACTTTTGACCATGTATGAAAAAGGTAAAGATCCTAAAAAAGAAACAATGAAAGCTGCTAAAGGCGGAATGGCAAAGAAGCCCATGATGCGTGGCGGCATGACAAAGAAAAAGAAGTAGGAACAAATAAATGAAAAAAATATTATTACCCGTTGCTTTTGCAACTATGGCGACATCTGCATTAGCAATTGATCTGGGCAATGGCCTGTCAATGGGTGCTGAAATAGACACAAGTTATGTGACAGGTGTAGATACATGGGCATTGGAAGCAACTCCATATGCAGCTATTTCACAATACGGAATTACACTAAAAGCAGAAACAACTGTAGATGTGCTAAAGATTAATGAAGATGATGTGTTTAAAGGCGTAGACCTTACAGCGGAGTACGTGTGGAATAACATGACTACGTACACAGAAGTTTCATCAGACGCAGACTTTGAGTTTGGTGATATTACAATAGGTGCAAAAATTAAATTCTAACATGGCTATAGTATCTACAGCTAAATATTTTACAAATGCAAAAGACCTTTCAGCGACATCTGGTGGGGCAAGTGGTGATATAATATACACTTGTCCTGCTAATTTTATTTCTCTTATTAAATTTTTACACGTATCTAGTGGAGCAACTGCCACAAAGAAATACAGTCTTCAGTGGTACGAAGCCGCAACAACTACCTATCATTTTATTATAGATGAACATAGTGTAGCAGGTAATGGCATTGAGGAAGTCATAGAGGGTGGCGCATATCTTGCATTAGCTGCAGGTGATAAAATTGTAGGATTTGAAGAAAGTAGTTCAGACTTTCATGTAATAATTTCTGGCGAGGAACATTTCCAGCCTACATAACGGGGTTGCAATAATAGCAATTCTATTGTATACTAATTTATGTTATAACTATCTCCAGCACACAAATAAAAGGAGGTAGTGCAATGTTTAAACGTATATACAACTTTATAAAAGACACAAACGAAAAGAGAGTGGCATACTGGCAATTACAGAATATGTCAGATAAAAATCTAAAAGATATGGGGATATCTCGTGGCGAAATCTACTCGAAAATCTACGGTGAATAAGGCTGGTAATTATACCAAGCCAACTATGCGTAAAAATTTATTTAACCGCATTAAGGCAGGTAGTAAAGGTGGAGGGGCTGGTCAATGGTCGGCCCGTAAAGCCCAAATGCTTGCGAAACAGTATAAGGCTAAAGGTGGGGGCTATAGATAATGGCTCTCGCCAAATCCCAAAAAAGTTTAAAATCTTGGACAAAACAAAAGTGGAGAACCAAGAGTGGGAAGCCTAGTGCTAAAACTGGTGAAAGGTATTTACCTACTGCGGCTATTAATGCTCTTAGCGATAGTGAGTACGCAGCCACTACCAGAGCAAAACGAAAAGGCACTAAGGCAGGTAAGCAGTTTGTGGCTCAACCTAAAAAAGTTGCAAAGAAAACCGCTAGATTTAGAAGGACTTAAACTATGACTGCTAGTTTTTTAAAACACAAACAAAAGGACTTGTTAAAAACAAGAGCTAGAAAACTAGGGGATATAGAAATAGATGAAAAGTACATTAAGAAGAAAAAGAAAAAACCCAAAGTTTACAAAAATAAAGAAGGCAGAACGGTAATAGAGATTCCATATTCAATCACAAAGGACACATAAATGTATATCAGTACAGGTTTATTAGACTATATGCCATTGGCTCAAATGCCATTTAATAAAACTAAACCTGTAGAAACTACAACAAAACAAGAGATAGTTGAAGTAACAAAAACAGCCATAGACAAAAAAGCAGATAAATATAAACATGAAATTATATATGCGTACCATCCTCACAACAATAATAAACTACACACTAATCAAGGGCGCAATGTAGATTTCATAGTAGCATAGGAGAATAATATGGCACACACAATTATTGACGATTATAAAATCTTTCCACGACTAATGATGTTAGTTGTGACAGTGCTTACATATCAATCGGTACATTGGTACATGTCTTTACCAGACCCAACTACAGGCCAAGCAGGGCTTGTTTCAGTTTGTATGGGTGCATTGACAGGTTGTTTTGGTATTTGGATGAACAAAGAAGCTAAAACAGATCGCGGTTCAAAATAATGTATGTTCTTATTGTGGTGATGTTTGTAAATGGAACACACAAAGTAGCCTCAGATCAAATATTATATCCGAATCAAGAAATGTGTGAAGTTGCAGAAGTAGTACTATCACAAAAGTTAGAGTCTGCTAAACCCACTCCTGACTCTTTTGTGATTACTAAGTGTGTAGAAATGTCTTTCGCTAAAGAATCAAAAGGAATAGCTCTATGATACAAGCATTAGTTGGACCCATTACAAGTTTAGTAGGAACATGGTTAAATGGAAAAGTTGAAACAAAAGCTGCCGAAACTAAAGCTAAAGTTGCCAAAGCTGAAGCTGAAGCACAGATTATGCTCTCTCGTGCAACAAGTGAAGCTGATTGGGAAAAGATTATGGCACAAGGTTCTCAGTCTAGCTGGAAAGACGAGTGGCTAACTATACTGTTTAGTATACCCCTTATACTTGTATTTACAGGAGATTGGGGCAGAGAGATAGTAGCAAATGGATTTGTAGCACTAGAGTCCATGCCAGATTGGTATCAGTATACGCTGGGTGTAATTGTAGCTGCCAGCTTTGGTGTAAGATCAGCTACTAGGTTTTTTGGTAAGAAATAAAATGGATAGGATTAGAGGTACTACCGTAGCAAAACGTCAGTTATCTAAATTAAACAAGGAACTTAAATCTATTCCTAACTATAGCTACACTGCTAAATCTCACCCCGAAGCTCTTATAGAAGGTCTTTCAAATATTGTGGCTGCAGGAAAAAGAGGTCTTAGAGTTTTGCAAGGCAAACCTAAAGTTGCAGAGCTTCAAGCAAAGAAAAAAAGACTGGAGTTGTTAATTAAGGAAACGGAAGAATTAAAAAACATGGCTTTTTATGTTAATGGAAAGTATGTAGATTATAGGGGTAGAGAAATAAAAAACCCCCAGTTTAAAACTTTAACCACTAAATCTCCAGACCAGTACAAAAAAGATAACAGGAAAAAACAATGACATTTAAACTTAGTAAAAGAAGTCTGCATAAGTTAGAAGGTGTGAATGAGCAACTGGTTCAAGTTGTAAAAGACGCTATTGAAATAACTAAAGTAGACTTTGGTGTAACGTATGGATTACGAACATTAGAAGAACAAAAGAAACTCTATGAGTCGGGCAGATCACAAACTATGAAGTCCAAACACCTAGACGGTAGAGCCGTAGACTTAGTAGCCTACTTTGGTTCAGATATTTCATGGGAACTAAATGTTTATGATGACATCTGTGATGCAATGGCAGAAGCAGCCAGACGTAATACATGCGCCATCAAATGGGGTGCTGCATGGTCGGAAGGAGACATCAGAACATATTCAGGAACTGCAGAGGATGCAATGAATGCGTATGTTGACCTACGTAGATCACAAGGACGTAGGCCATTTATTGATGCTCCACATTTTGAGATGATGTAAAATGGCTAGACAATTAACAGAACAACAACAAAAGTTTTTAGATGTCCTGTTTGATGAAGCAGCAGGTAGTGTAACTAAAGCTAAAAAGCTTGCTGGTTACTCTGTGGGTACATCTACTGCTCAAGTTGTGAATAGTTTGAAAGAAGAAATACTAGACGCTACACAAACATATATGTCACGTAATGCACCTCAAGCTGCAGTTGCAATGGTAGGTGCTTTAATAGACCCAACAGAATTGGGTATACGCGATAAGATGCAAGCAGCAAAAGAATTGCTAGATCGTACTGGCCTAGTTAAAACAGAAAAAATGCAAGTAGAAACAACGGGTGGTGTAATGTTAATGCCGCCTAAACAGGTAGAAGAAGATTGAATAAAACTGGTGTTTGGAAGTTACCCCAACCAACTGACATAAAAGAAGACAATGAGTGGATACCAATTCCACGTATATCCAGAACAATTCCATTTGGATATGATATTGACCCCGATGATCCAACCGTACTGTTGCCTAATGAGCACCAGTTAGATATGTTAGAGAAAGCAAAACAATATCTAAAACAATACTCATATCGTGAAGTAGCCAATTGGCTAACACGAAATACAGGCAGAGATATATCTCACGTAGGTTTGAAGAAACGGCTAGATAATGAGCGAACAAGAAAAAACAAAGCTGGAAGCCTTCGCAGATGGGCAAACTATGCGAAAAAGGCAATCGCCAAAGCGGAGGAACTCGAAGCCAAACGGCTCGGTGCCAAAGCAGACAACAAAACGGACAACGAAGAAGAACCCAGCGCAGCCTAAACCAAATCCTGTAGTCGAAGAAATACCTGTAGAAGAACAGCATAACGTTATATTTAAACCAAATGCTGGCCCCCAGACAGACTTCCTTGCTGCAGGTGAACGTGAGGTGCTATATGGTGGCTCTGCAGGTGGTGGTAAATCATATGCGATGCTGGCAGACCCTTTACGTTTTATGGGCCACCCAGCCTTTTCGGGTTTGTTGCTACGGCATACAACAGAAGAACTTAGGGAACTTATATTTAAATCACAAGAAATGTACCCTAAGATTTGGAAAGGTATTAAGTGGTCTGAAAGAAAAATGCAGTGGACTGCGCCCTCTGGTGCGAGGTTGTGGATGTCCTACCTAGACAGGGAAGATGATGTCCTGCGCTACCAAGGTCTAGCATTTAGCTGGATAGGCTTTGACGAACTCACTCAGTGGCCCACCCCCTTTGCGTGGACCTACATGAGATCACGTCTACGGTCCACTGCACCCGATCTACCAGTGTACATGAGGGCCACTACTAACCCAGGAGGTAGGGGGCATCATTGGGTTAAGAAAATGTTTATTGACCCAGCCCCACATGGAAAGTCGTTTGATGCTACAGATATTGAAACAAATGAAGTCTTACGTTATCCTGCTGGACACTCAAAAGCTGGCAAACCTTTATTCAAACGTAGGTTTATACCTGCCCGTCTTACCGACAATCCTTACTTAGCGGAACAAGGTGACTATGAAGCAATGCTTCTGTCACTACCAGAACAGCAACGTAGGCAATTACTAGAGGGCGATTGGGATATTAAAGAAGGCGCAGCCTTTACTGAATTTGATAGGAAAGTACACGTTGTTGAACCTTTTTACATCCCTAGTAACTGGGTTAAATTTAGAGCTTGCGATTATGGTTACGGTTCTCACAGTGGTGTGCTTTGGTTTGCCGTATCGCCTAATGAGCAACTTATCGTATATAGAGAATTATACGTCAGTAAAGTTTTAGCTACAGACTTAGCTGATATGGTAACAGAGTTAGAGGCCGAAGATGGAAATATTAAGTATGGTGTGCTTGATAGCTCTTTATGGCACAAGCGTGGTGATACTGGGCCATCATTGGCTGAACAAATGATTCAACGTGGGTGTAGGTGGCGTCCATCAGATAGATCAAAAGGCTCACGTGTAGCAGGTAAAAACGAAATACACAGACGTTTACAGATAGATGAATTTACAGAAGAACCAAGAATAGTATTTTTTAATAATTGTACAAACACAATTGCGCAACTACCTGCGTTACCAATAGATAAAAAGAATCCAGAAGATATTGATACAACGTCAGAAGATCACTTGTATGATGCTTTAAGATACGGTATAATGTCACGACCAAGATTTAGTGTATTTGATTACGATCCACATGGCAGACCTTCTGTGGGGATGCAAGTAGCAGATAACGTATTTGGTTATTAGTTAGGAAAAATAAATGGCAGAAGAAACTGAAGGCTTTATTGAAGATGACGCAATAGTTTTAGCAGATTCGGAAGAATCAATTGTTGAAGATGCGGATACTTCAAACATTATTCCATTTATTATGGAACGATATAATCGTGCAGAAGATTATAGAAATCAAGATGAAGAAAGATGGCTAAGAGCCTATCGTAACTATCGTGGTTTATATGGACCTGACGTTCAGTTTACAGAGGCAGAAAAGTCTCGTGTATTTATTAAAGTAACTAAAACAAAAACACTTGCTGCATATGGTCAGATTGTAGATGTATTATTTGCTAATCAAAAGTTTCCCCTTACTATTGACCCCACAGAATTACCTGATGGGGTTGTTTCTGATGTACATTTTGATCCACAATTACCTGATCAATTAAAAGAATCAGAACTAAATGAACCTGTAAGTCCGTATGGATTTAAAGGAGATGGTAGAGACTTTCCTGCAGGCTCAACATCAAAGACATTATTAGAAAGTCTTGGACCTTTAGAAGATAAGCTAAAAGATATTGATGGTGTAAAGAAAGGTGCAGGACTGACTCCTACATCTGTTACTTTTAGTCCAGCGATGATAGCTGCTAAAACAATGCAAAAGAAAATACACGATCAGTTAGAAGAATCTAGCGCCAGTAAGCACTTACGTAGTACAGCATTTGAGATGGCTTTATTTGGTACAGGCGTAATGAAAGGTCCATTTGCTGTAGATAAAGAGTATCCTAACTGGAATGAAGATGGTGAATACTCCCCCATAATGAAAACTATTCCACAAGTATCACATGTTTCTGTATGGAACTTTTATCCAGATCCAGATGCAAACAATATGGATGAAGCGCAGTACGTTATTGAGCGTCACAAACTTTCTCGTACTCAAATGAGGGCGCTAAAGAAACGTCCTTATTTTAGACCAAGTGTAATTGATGAAGCTATACAGCTAGGAGAAAATTACAACAAAGAATATTGGGAAGATGATCTATCTGACTATGCACCAGAACATGGCATAGAACGTTTTGAGGTTCTTGAGTATTGGGGTATGTGTGATACAGAAATGCTTTTAGAACAAAATGTAGATATTCCTAGTGAGTTGCAAGATGTAGATGAACTACAAGCAAACATTTGGATTTGTAATAATAAATTATTGCGTATGGTTCTTAACCCATTTAAGCCAGCTAAGATCCCTTACATGGCTGCACCCTATGAGCTAAATCCCTATTCATTCTTTGGTGTAGGTATTGCAGAAAATATGGATGATACACAAACACTTATGAATGGGTTTATGCGTATGGCGGTAGATAATGCTGTACTATCTGGTAATCTTCTTATAGAGGTAGATGAAACTAACTTAGTTCCAGGCCAAGATCTATCAGTATACCCAGGGAAAGTATTTAGACGGCAAGGTGGAGCACCAGGACAAGCTATTTTTGGTACAAAGTTTCCTAATGTTGCAGGGGAAAATCTGCAGTTATTTGATAAAGCAAGGGTATTAGCGGATGAATCAACTGGCTTCCCATCTTTCGCACATGGTCAAACAGGGGTATCGGGCGTGGGCCGTACTGCTTCTGGTATTTCTATGCTTATGGGTGCTGCTCAAGGTGGCATAAAAAATGTAATTAAAAATGTAGATGACTATTTATTGCGTCCTTTAGGAGAGGGGCTATTTAGATTTAATATGCAGTTTGACTTTGATCCTAGCATTAAAGGAGACTTGGAAGTAAAAGCACGTGGTACTGAAAGCCTTATGGCAAATGAAGTACGAAGCCAAAGACTTATGCAATTTATGCAAGTAGCATCTAGTCCAACACTTGCACCTTTTGCTAAATTTCAATATATTATTAGAGAGATTGCAAAATCTCTTGACCTTGACCCTGACAAAGTAACCAACAATATGAATGAAGCTGCCATTCAAGCTGAACTTATGAAAAACTTTCAGCAACCAGCACAAGAGCAACAAGGGGCTGCAGGAGCAAATCCAGAAGACCCAACAGGAGCAGGTGGTGGTACAATAGGCACAGGACAAGCACCAGTGCCGCAGGAACAAGGATTTAGTGGTAATGCTCAAGGACAAGGAACACCTGAACAAGCTCAAGGGGATGGTCAACAGCCAGCGCCAGTGGGATCAGTTCAGTAACTATTTAGATTTTTTAATAGATCAACAGCATCGTATTATGGAACAATCAGATAATACACAAGCTGTTCATAGAGCACAGGGTGCGGTATTTACATTGCGCAGATTAAAACTTTTGCGTGATGAAGTTTTAAAGAATGGATAAATCTATGATGGAAAAACAAATGAGTTTATTTCGTAAGGGCGGTCTTGAAGATGAAGGCGGTGAAATAGATGAAGTATCAGGAAATAAAGTTCCTGTAGGTGGAACTAAAAAAGGTGTACGTGATGATATACCTGCTATGGTAAGTGAAGGTGAGTTTGTTTTTCCTGAAGATGTTACTCGTTACATTGGCCTTGAAACATTAATGCAAATGCGGCAAGAGGCTAAAATGGGTTTGAAAAAGATGGAAGCTATGGGGCAGATGGGAAATAGTGATGAAGCAACTATTCCAGATGATTTACCTTTTACTGCTGCTGATTTAATTATTGTGTCTGGAGAAAAACCAGAAAACGATGACAAGACTAAAAAGTTAAATAGGGGTGGGGTTGTACACGCAAACCAAGGAATGCTTGCACAAAATCAAAACCCAAATCAGTTTATGCCCACTACGGGTATAGTAGGAATGCAACCATCTATATATTCACAGCCAAATATACAACCCTTTAATCCTAATCCTGTAGTTCCTCAACCCACATTTCAACCACCAGCTATTACAACGGGTGGGGAAACTGCACAACCAACTGGTCCTGCATTTTTTGGTACAATTCCTGAGCCAGTTAAACCTGTTAAGTTTAAAGATTTTGTAACGGAAGCGGATGATGTTTATAAAACTATAAAGTTTATTAATCCCGAAACTGGAGAAATCCGAGATGTAAGAACATATAACGGTGAGCCTATAAATCCATTACCTGCTGGGTTTATTCCCTATGATGACTACATGGCATCAGGTGAACAACCAGTTACAGGTACAGAAGTAGAAACAACGCAAACTATACAAGAACCTCGTGATGATGACTCTTATGATCAACAAGTTCTTACTAGAATGCGTGAAGATAAACAACGGCAAGATAGCACTAAGTTTAGAAATATGCTTGACCCTACAAAGGAAGAGTTTAAAAATGCAAGTAAAAATGACTTGGTAAATGCATATCTTGATAATAAAAAAGGACAAGCGGTAGCTACAGGAATGAGTATAATTCCAGGTGTAGGTATTGTAGGTTTAGCTGGCAGGTTTGCCGCAAAAAATCAAGAAAATAAAATAGCGGCAGCTTTAACTGCTAAATTTGGAAATGAAAGCTGGAAAGAAGATGAGCGTATTAAAGGGTACGAAGAATCAGGTCTTTTAGGAGACACTTTTGCAGGACTTAAAGATATAGGATCTGATATAAAAGAAGGTCTTGCAGAAACATTTACAAGAGGAGGAAGGCAAGGTTTTTATGATAGGTATCAATCGCAGTATGATGTAAAAGATGTTGGTAATAGTCAGGGGTCAAGTTATAGTAAAGATCCTGAAACGGGAGTTAAATCGGGCCATCTTAATGTAAGAGAACAACAATCTTTTGATAATGCGGTTAGAGATGGTAACGCTTCAGTAGCAAATCACCATGCGTTAATAGCAAGTCACAGAGCACGTCAGGATAGTTTTGCAGATACTAATCGTGATTTAATTACACGCGCTCAGAATGGAGATAAAGCGGCAGAGCAAGAACTTTATGCTAAAAAACCTTTTGGTATGAGCAATGCAACGGTAGAACAAACTATTAAATATGGCAGCAGCGTTCATACTGCAGTAAACAAGGGTACTGCAGTGTACAATAAAAATCCACTTAAAGCTGCGCGAGTAACTACTGATAGTGAACCTGCAGGTTCTAATGATAGTGATAAAACAAGTGACTCTTGTGTAATTGCCACTCATGCATTACAAAGTGGTGCATTTAAAAACTCTGATAGGGCTAACGCTGTAGATTGGTGTAAACGTACACTACACAATAAATGGTGGGGCGAAACAATGCGTAGAGGCTATAGATACTTAGGCCGTAAACATATTGCTAATGGCACCGCAGACACAGTGTATAAAGAGTTTAAAGAATGTATTGAGTGGGCAAATGGCAAACGTCCATTTACAATAAAGGTAGCGAGTAGATATTATTACCGTGCAGTACAAACATTTATTGTTGGACTTTTTATTAAAGAGGAAGTATAATGGAATCTGAAGAAAACAATGATCTTGTTCAATTTATTGACGTTGCCATTTCTAATTATAATAACTTAGAAGAGAGCGAAAAAGAAATAATACGAAATATGGAAGGTACACCGCAAGCAAATGTTTTGCGTAAAATACTTGGACCAGAATTGGGTAGCTATTTTAACTTTGTAGAACCCCCAGATAGAACAGAGGAAGCTATGCAATTTAGAGAGGCTTCAGTTATGGAGCAACCACGTGAACTAGCACCACGATAAAATGTGTTAGATAAGCTGGCTACTCATCCCCCATCCAACATGGCTACGGTGGCCCCAGTTAAGGAAATATAATGTCAGAACAAATGGTAGTGGAAGAACCACAAAAAACAAAAGCATTTATGGCAAAGCCATATTCAAATCAAGATAAGATTAAAAAAGAAGAAGAAGAATTAGAACAATTAATTGCTGAACAAAAAGGTGAAGTAAAAGAAACTGTAGAAGAAGAACCTTTAAGCGCAGAAGAAAAATCATTTAAGAAACGTTATGGTGATCTTCGCCGCCACATGCAAGAAGAAAAAAAGTCTTGGGAAGATAAGTTTGAAAAACTGCAATCCCAACTAGATTCTGCAACAAAGAAAGAAATGAAACTTCCTACATCTGATGAGCAGTTAGATGCTTGGATGAAAAAATATCCTGACGTTGCACGAATTGTAGAAACAATTGCAATTAAAAAGGCAAAAGAACAGGCGTCAGAATTAGAAGAACGTGTAAAAGCAGTAGATGAAATGCGAGAGTCTGCAGCTAAACAAAAAGCTGAAGTAGAACTTTTACAGATTCATCCTGACTTTGCAGATATTCGTGAGAGTGATGACTTTCATAATTGGGCAGAAGAACAACCTAAGTGGGTTCAAGATGCTCTATATGAAAATGGTAATGATGCAAAATCTGCAGCAAGAGCTATTGATTTATACAAAGCAGATAAAAATATTAAAACCCGAAAAGCGTCTAATCCAAAAGATGCAGCACGTTCTGTAAATAGTCGTAATAGTAGAACACAACCAGACACAGACAGTGATGGTATAGTGTTTAAAGAAAGTGTCGTAAATAAAATGACCGCAGCACAATATGAAAAAGCTGCAGATGATATTATGGAAGCTATCCGTACAGGTAAATTTATTTATGATATGTCGGGTTCTGCCCGATAAAAAGGTTGACATATTAGTTATTTATGATATAACTATATGTATAATATAAAAAGTGTAGCCCCTTTATAGGTTTACCTACACTTTTATATCTTAGCAAAACAACACGTACTTTCGGACTCACCTAATCAATCGTGGCCCGTAAGATGCAATGTAGGCCAACATTGTATTTTATGCACCCTAGTATATTAGCCTCTAGTAAGTAAAGTTAGTTTCGCATCTGTCGTGCTCAATGCTATAAGGAGAATTATAATGGCATTTTCAACAGCGTCAGGTTATGGCAACCTGCCTAATGGCAACTTTAGTCCCATAATCTACTCCAAACAGGTGCAACTTGCATTCCGCAAAGCATCTGTTGTTGAAGCAATTACAAACTCTGATTATTTCGGAGAAATTGCAAATATGGGCGATAGTGTTAAAATCATTAAAGAACCTGAGATTACAGTGAAAGCGTACTCACGTGGTACAACAATCACTCCTCAAGATCTTGATGATGAAGACTTTTCATTGACTGTTGACAAAGCAAACTATTTTGCTTTTAAAGTTGATGATATTGAAGAAGCTCACTCACATGTGAACTTTCAATCTATCGCTTCTGATCGAGCAGCCTATCGTTTGGCTGATCAATTTGACCAAGACGTTCTTGGATATATTTCTGGCTTTAAACAGTCAGCAATTCATGGACGGGCAAACGCAGCTAACACAACCGTAAATGGTTCTAAAGCTGTATCAACCGCAGGTTCTGATGAACTTCTAACAAATAACAAGTTAGATGCTTCTGATTTTAACAGTGGTTCAAGCGGTAACTCAATTGTTGTCAAACCACGTACTGGTGCAGACACATTGAATACTACAACAGCTAATGCGACACCAATGCAAGTTATTGCACGTATGTCTCGTAAGCTAGATCAACAAAATGTTGACACATCAGGTCGTTGGCTTGTCATTGACCCTGTGTTTGCAGAATTGTTGAAAGACGAAGATTCGCGTTTATTAAACGCTGACTTCGGTGGATCAGGTCTACAAAATGGCCTAATCATTGATAACATTCACGGCTTTAAAGTCTTTATGTCTAACAACCTTCCAGAAGTAGGAGATGGTCCAACATCAACTACATCTACTGGTTCTACACACTATGGTGTATTGGTTGCAGGTCATTCATCTGCTGCAGCAACTGCAGAACAGATTAACAAGACTGAAACATACCGTGACCCAGATTCATTCGCGGATATTGTTCGGGGTATGCATCTATATGGTCGCAAGATCCTTCGTCCAGAAGCTCTTGTGAATGCAATCTACACATCTGGTCTATAAGGGAGGAATGAGATATGGCACTTGGTGATAATACTCTTCGTTCAGCCGCAGGAAACTCGCAGCGTGGACGCAACCCTTACATGGTTCAAACTACGTTGAACTTAGCTACTGCTTTGTCAGACAAAGGTTCTGCTCTTGCAGCATCCGATGTTGTTCCTGTAATTGCTGTACCAAAAGGTACAATGATTTTGAATGCAGGTATTGAAGTTGACACAGCATCAGATGGTTCTACATTTACTGTAGACCTTGGAACTGGTGTAGATGCTGATGTATTTGTTGATGGTTTTGACGGTACATCTGCAGCAGCAGTAGTTGCACAAAATCCTGCAGCATATCAGCCAGTAATGGCTGTAGCTGATGACAACATCGACATGACAATTGCTACATTGTCTGGTGGTGCTGTTACTACAGGTAAGTTCCGTATTTGGGCAGTTCTTATGGACTGTACTGACATGGGCGACACATCTGCTAACGAAGTAGCTCGTGACGCACTTGCGTAACTAAAAATATGAGAGGCTGCTTTTGGGTGGCCTCTCTAATTGTATAAAAAGGATTCAAACATGGCTATCACAACAGCAATGTGTACAAGTTTTAAGGGTGAGCTACTTGGCGGTATTCATGATTTGGATACTCATACTATTAAACTTGCTCTAATTAAAGCTTCACCTTCTGGTACATATGGTGCAGCAACAACTAATTATTCAGATGTAACGGGTAACTCTGATGAAGCATCTGGTACTAACTATTCTGCAGGTGGTCAAAACCTAGATAGTCCAGCTATTACTACATCTGGAACTACTGCAATGGTAGACTTTGCAGATGAAGTATTTTCAAACGTAACAACATCAGCAGATGGTTGTATCATTTATAATTCATCTGCATCTAATAAAGCCATTGCTGTAATTGACTTTGGTGGCACAGTCAGTGCTACAGCAGGTGATTTAACTATTGAGTTTCCAGCAGTAGGAACAAGCACTGCAGTAATTCGTATTGCCTAAGAGGTAAACTATGGCTGTTATAAAGGCTTCAGCACGGTACGGTACAGGTAGGTATGGAGTATCTAATTACGGTGCTGAAGACATATCTATAACACTAACTGGTGTTGCAGCTACAGGTGCAGTAAATACAGTAGAAGAAAAACCTACTGAAGTTCTTAATAGTGTAAGTGCTACAGGTGCAGTAGGCACAGTTAAAGCATTTATTAAAGTTACACTTACAGGAGTATCTGCTACAGGTTCTTTAGGAACTTTGTCTCCTAATATAGCAGAAGATATTACGGGCGTATCTGCAACGGGAGCAATAGAACCTGTATCTGCTGGTGGTTTTGAAATTGATATTACGGAGCGTATAAGCACAGGAGTAAGTGCTACAGGTGCAATAGGCACAGTAGAACCACAGGTAGATGAAAATTTAAATAGTGTATCAGCTACAGGGTCAATAGGAACTCTTGTACTACACGCAGACTCACAACTAACACTAACTGGTGTTTCTGCTACTGGTCAAGTAAACGAAGTAGAAGATCAAACTACAGAAAAACTTGACAGTGTGTCAGCAACAGGATCTGTACAGGCAGTATCACAAGTTAAAGTAAAAGAATTTTTAGATTCAACGTCAGCTACAGGAACAATAGGAAACCTAACTACAACTGCAGTAGTATTTGATTTCCAAGCTGTAAGAGAACAGTATAGTCGTAGACGTACAATTTACATAGCAGAGGCAGCATAATGTCTACTTCAGCATCAAGAACTGTGCGTGTACCAGAAGAAAATAGAGTAGTGTTTATTGAAGCATTAGATATAAATAGAATAGTAAGAGTTCCAGCAGAAAATAGGATAGTTTTTGTCGAAAGACAATCTACCTCTGCAGAACGAACTGTGTATGCAACTGAGGATTAAAAATGAGTTTTCGTTGGCCTAATAAAGACCCAGATGAACAATTAGATTATAGTGTAGATTGGTCAAGATTTCTTGGAAGTGCAACTGTAAGTTCATTTTCATGGTCTGTAAAATCTACTTTGTACGATACAAAAACTGTATTAGGTTCAGGCCAAACACTTACTGTTGCTTCAGGCTCCGCAACCACAGACAGTATTCAAAATGTATCACAAACAAAAGCACCTGTTTCTGGTGGCAGTGGAGATAAAGTAGTAACTATAAATATTGGCGGTGGTCAAAATAATGTTGAGTATACTTTTTTCTGTAACATAGTAGACAGTACAGGAAGTCAGGCAGAGCGCAGTATTAAGTTACGAATAAAGGAACGTTAAAATGGCATATGATTATCTTGGCATTGTAAACGATTTAAACCGTAGGCTTAATGAAGTGCAGCTTACATCTTCTAACTTTTCAACTGCTGTTGGTGAGTATTCAATGATTAAAGACGCTGTAAACTCAGCAATACGATATATTAATCAACATGAATATGAATGGCCCTTTAATCACGTAGAAACAGAAGAAACACTTACAGCAGGAACTGTTAGATATGCTTATCCTTCTGATGCTAAAACACTTGATATGGATAGTTTTAGAATTAAAAGA